TCAGATTTGAAGTCTCCCCTACCGGGGGAGATTTAGAGGGGGCTATAGAAAAGCAGCTTATTTCAACCGTAAACTGAATGTACCTTTAACCTTATAAGTAGTAGGCTTACCCAAACCGGCTTTAACCAGGTAGGTGTAAAATGTACCTTTTGCCAGTACGCTATCTTGTTTGTAAGCGATAAGGTTTATCTTGCCATAGTCTTGAACAGAAACGCTGTCTGTTAGCGCATATTGATCAGCGTCTCCTTTATCAGGCTTCAAAATAAATTGGCTGCCTGCAACGTTAGTATTAATATTGCTTAGGGCATACCCGCTGCTGCTTATGCCAAAGCTCATATTGTGTGCTTTATTAATTGCGGTAATACCAAAATACTGGTTGTTACCATTATGCACATTCACAAAAGCTATGGAATCTGTAGCAGCGTCAAAGCTGTAAGTAGAGTCTTGTAAGGTTATATTTAAAGTCCCTTTAGCAGCAAGATAATTGTCCGGTGCGGTAAAGGTAGTATCAGATTTACTCGAAGCATCATCCTTAATTTCCTGATCTTTCTGGCATGATACCATCACCCCCGAAAGCAGCAAAAAAATTAAAATGAAATATTGAGTAAACCTCTTATTTCCCATGCTCGAGCTTTATTATGTATAGACTTATAATTATACGTAAAAATAGTTAAAATAGTTGTGTATAAATTACGCTAAGTATCTTTTTAACAAATTTTAACAAGTAAAAATAATGCTACAAAAAACCAGCCAAAAACCTGACTTATAATTAATTAAAGTCCAAACCAATATTTTCGCCAATTATTTCCTTTCCAATCCTTGCAAATACTAATTATTTTAGCTATCTTTGAATATCTTTTATGCCATTCGGCATTTTAATCATAAGTTTCATGAAGCCTAAATATCCGAAGTTCACAGCCGATGAACTCACTAACCTTATTGACCAATATTTCACCTACATCAAAGGAAAATACCGCATGACCAAAACGCCGCCTAAAAAAGAAGGCGACAAACCAACCCGCACCAAAATCTGGGACCGCGAACCAGAATTCGCTACCATCAGCGGACTAGCGCTATTCCTCGGTTTCAGTAGCCGGCAGGTTTTTGACGATTGCATGCGCAGGGGTAAATACTCCAATATATTAAAACGCGGCTGCCTGCGGGTCGAAGCATTTTACGAAAGCCGATTGCACCAGCACTCCACCAGTGGTGCCATATTCGCGCTGAAAAGCATGGGATGGAACGAAAAGCACGAAAGCAAACCAACCGATGAAACCAAGCTAAAAACCCTCAGCATAAAAATCATCGAAAGCGGCCCAAAACCCGTCCGTTCTGAAAAAGAGGTCATCATACAGACCCAATAGAAGCACCACCAAACAATGCCATTCAGCATCAAAATCATACCAATGACCAATGACCAATGACCAATGACCAATGACCAATGACCAATGACCAATGACCAATGACCAATGACCAATGACCAATGACCAATGACCTCAACCATCCTCTTCAAACAAAACTACCATTCCACTGCACAAACAGTCATCAATCAGGGCGGTACCAGCTCGGGGAAAACATATGCCATCGAGCAGGTATTATTCTGTCTCGCCTGCGAAAATCATAAACAGGTGATAACCGTTGTCGGGCAGGATATTCCGAACCTTAAAGCTGGTGCACTGCGTGATGCCTTGAATATTTACAACAGTTCCGATCAGTTAAAAACCATGGTCAAAAACTATAATAAATCCGACAGGATATTCGAGTTTCATAATGGCACGCAAAACATCCTCGCCCAAACCATCAACCGGGTAAACTTATAGTGTTATTATTTTGAATGCCAATTACTATTGATCCCTGAATATTCATAATCAGCCTGATCTTTCGCGTCCTCAATTGTTTCATGCCATGTATCTGCAAATACATTCCATTTATCGTCACAGTAAAAAAGATAATAACCATTATTACTTTGGCATATAACTAAAGCATAACCAGGCCCTTGTAATTGCCCGTGAACAAAATGTTCAGCATTGTCTGTTGGTCTTGCCAAATTAACAATCGCAACATATATTACTTTATCACCACCGACAAACTCAGGGATATCTATTCCAGTCATCATTGTAAAAATACTAAAAATGAATATAACAACAGCTAACGCACTCTTCGATGAAGGAACCTTCTCAGCCATGTACAAAGCTGGCTTCATCACCACCAAAGTTTTCATTTATCGCGAGATCTACCTTTGGATCCAAGCCCAGATCAAAACCCGTAACCTCAGCAAACGCCGGGCTGTCCTTGAAGCCGAAGTAAAATTCAAGAAAGATGAACGCACCATTTGGCGCGCATTAAATAGTTTTGAAGATAATTAACGGGGTTATTACCAAATAAACTTTGATAATGAGATGATTAGTTATTAACTTACATCAGTATAATAGTAAAACATTTTAAAGACAGTTTGTTTAATAATTATTATAATTGCAGAAATGCTCAAAACAGAAGATTATCCTAACCTGTCCAGACCACCAATTAAGCTAGCAATCATCGAGATACGCTATGACTGGCTTAGTAGTAAAGATGCTGCTACATTTATAGATTTTCATACCTACATAAAGAATGATTTTCCGACTGAGCAAAAAGGTGATCATAAGAATATCAATTTGGATAATACTAATGATGGTAATATAAAAGCTACAATAACAAAACAATACGTAAAAGATTATAAATTTATTTCTGCTGATAAAAAAAATGTACTACTAGTTTCAAAAGAAAGATTTAGTCTTAACGTACAAGATAATTATACCACCTGGAGAGATTTTGTTTCAAAATTTAAAGAATTGTGGGAATTATTCACAACACATATTATCACCTCAGATCAAGTTAATATCAAAGGAATTTCTATAAGATATATTAATAGAATAGAACTGGAGGATGTTAATAATCCATCTGCATATTTTAATACTACAATATATGCTACGGAAGGTGTCATTCCAGAAAACGTTACCTCATATATGATGCATTATAGGGTTCTAACGCCAGAAAATATAGAGTTATTAATTACACAAGGTATTGAACCAAGAACTACTAAAGTTTCACCTTATCTTTTTGATATAGATGTAATTAAAAATAATTTAACAAATAATGAGGATATATGGTCTTTATTCGAAAATTTAAGAAGACAAAAAAATAAAGTGTTTTTTTCAAATATAACCGATTTAACTCTAAGTAAACTTATATGAGATTTGAAAAATCTTTAAAAATGGTGCCAATCATTATTGGCTTAACAACAAGTTTCAATACTTATGCAAAAACAGAAATGGCATATAATGAAAATGATATAAGAAAAAAATTAGTAAATATGGACTTGCAAAATTTCAAGTCCAGCAATGAAAGGGATAAATTCGTCTTTGACGAACAATACAATAGGATTCGATTTAAAGGATTGCTTAAAAATTGGTATAATGAAACTGCGTTTTCATCAAATATAGACTCAATATTAGAAAACAATAATTTAAAACAAATCCTTTCTTTAGGAAATAGTGCAATTCCTTTTATTATAGAGGAAATTAATAATAAACCAAGTTATCTGGTTTGGTCATTAAATATATTGCTAAACAAAAAAATATCCAATTCTAATATTACTATAAACGATGCGTGTCGGAAATGGGTTATTTGGTGGAATACAACTAATAATTCTAATGTCTGATACTGATACAAATAGAGAACTTTGCATAACAAAATTGCCTAAACTGGCTGAAGATACAAGTTTCTCCATAACTAGTCCCATAGACTACAATTATAACTGTTTAGCTTGGGCTGCCAATAAAAATAATATTATCTGGTGGCCTCATGTTCCACATTTAGATGGCTGTACCTGGCCCATTGATAATTTCAGCTTAAAGTTTGAAAACTTAATTGAAGTTTATAAAGCTATTGGGTATGTGATCTGTGCCAGTTGGGCGTTTGAAAAAAAGTACAAAAAAATTGCGTTATACAAAGACAAAGAAGGAAATTTCACTCACGCTGCTAGGCAATTAAGGAGTGGATTATGGACAAGTAAATTAGGTCCTGCGTTCGACATATCACATGGTAATCCATATTCTGTTGAATGTGAAGATTATGGAACAGTTGGTGCAATTATGTCTATTGTATTTTAATCTCCATATTATTTTGTAACAAGATTTGCCCAATTCAATCTAAAGTGATAAACTTGTTTATCATGAACTGGAAATTCTTCTCAAAAAACAAAAAAACTACACCAACAGTTAAAAAATCAAAAACACGTGAGTGGATTGATGCCTTAATTTTTGCCTTTATAGCCGCTACTATTATTCGTGGTTTATTGTTTTCTGCATATGCAATTCCCTCAGGATCAATGGAAGGCACCGAACTAACCGGCGACTACCTCTTTGTAAGCAAGTTCAGCTACGGCGCACGCATGCCGATTACCTTGTTCTCCATCCCATTTACCGAGCCCGAAATGTACGGCGCGAAAACCTATTGGAGCGGTGTGCAACTACCCTACTTCCGTTTACCTGGCTTCACCACAGTAAAAAATGGTGATATAGTAGTATTCAACAAACCATCAGAAACCGGCACCCCGGTAGATCAGCAAACAACTCTAATCAAACGTTGTATTGCAATCCCCGGTGATGTATTAACCATTGTAAACGCGCAGGTTTATGTCAACGGAAAAATAATGACGAACGCGCCAAAAGCACAAACATCATACACCGTAGTTACTGATGGTGCCGATATGAATCCACAGATATTTCAGGATTTGAATATCACCATAGTAAACCAATCGGCTGCTAGTACTTATGAGATGATTATCCCGATTGATAATCTGGCTACGTTAAAAAGCTATTCAAATATAAAAAGTATTACACCCGTTGTAGCGCCCGCAGGCCAGTATGATGCAGAAATTTTCCCAAGCAATCCAAAATTTAAATGGAACCTGGATAATTTCGGCCCGCTTACCATGCCTAAAAAAGGCATGACCATCAAACTAAATGATTCTACAGTTGCACTATACAGCACAGCTATTGAGAAGTACGAAGGCAACCGCTTAGGCAAATCAGGAAATGATTTTACCCTAAACGGCAAAAAAGCAGACACCTATACCTTTAAAATGAATTATTACTGGATGATGGGTGATAACCGCCACGATTCACTTGATTCACGTTTCTGGGGCTACGTACCCGAGGACCACATCATCGGCAAAGCCATGATCACCTGGTTCAGCACAGATCCAAACAAAGGCCTCTTCAACAAAGTACGCTGGAGCAGGATTTTGAGGCCGATAAATTAATTAAGAAAACTAAAATCCCATCTTGTAGGGGCAGGGGGGTGTTCACCAAGCAACTAAAAAATGTCATTGCAAGGAACGAAGCAATCGCGAACTATGCAGATCTAATAATGTAGATCTAATTTGGGCGTTCCCGCTATCCAGCGGGCGGGCTAATCACTCATACGCCTGCAAGCCTTAGCCACGGGCCGGTATCCGTTTTTATCCCTAACGCAAATAAAGTGCTGACAAAACAGTGTCAGCACTTTATTAAAACCTTATACCGATCTTTGAATATATCAAAGCAATCTCGCCATCATGTCATTGCGAGGTACGAAGCAATCGCGAACTATACAAGTACTGACAAAACACTGTCAGCACTTAATTAAAATCTTATCCCGATCTTTGAATAACCAAAGCACCATCGGTGAAATCACTCACCAAAATCGGATAAACCCCAAAACCAATACTACTGACAAAACAGTGTCAGCACAAAATCAAAAACTAATACCGACCTTTGAATTATGCCAATTGGCATACTAAGTCATCTGAAAATGGATGGTCAAATCGACCAAAACAACTTCACCTTGAACTATGGACCATCGACGCCATAAATACCAGGAACCATCAACTATAAACCATGAACCAAAACACACCCTACAAAATCTACCTATACGATACCGATACTGATTGCATAGGCTCCGGCAGCCTGTCATCATCATATATCCAGTGGCAACTAGAGGCAGCAGCCGGCCAGGATGTAGAAGTGCACATAAGCTCTGTTGGTGGCAGTGCTTTTGATGCCATAGCCATTTACGATTTGCTAAAAAAATACACCGGCAACGTAACAACCTACATCGATGCGCTGGCTGCCTCTGCCGCTTCTATCGTCGCCATGGGCGGCCATAGTGTGGTCATGAGCAAATATGCGCTCTTAATGATCCACAAACCAATGGTAGGCTCCGGCGGTAATGCCGATGAGCTGCTAAAAGATGTTCAAATGCTAAATGTAGTGCAACAGCGCCTGGCGCAGATCTACATGGATAAAACCGGGTTGGACGGAGTTACCATCAATAGTCTAATCAACTCCGTCACCTGGCTATCCGCCGATCAGGCACTCGACCTTGGCTTTATCGATGCAATCGAAGATTACAGCACCGACATAACCAATAGCGCACTCATAAAAAAATACACTAGCGCCGCCCCCGCGGTTTACCAGCGCTGCATCAACAAGCTCTTAAACAACAATAATAAACACAGTAAAAACAACATGAACATGGAGAACAGAGAACTTATCGAAAAAACCTCATCGGTTTTGGATAAGATTATGAACTACTTTAAAAAAGTAGTGAACAAACAAACCATTACCGACAAAGGCACCCTGCATCACGCTGGCACAATGGATGAAGGCACCGAAGTTTACCAGGATGCTGACATGACCACCCCTGCCCCTGCCGACACCTACACGACTGCAAGCGGCAGCAAGATAGCGGTTAAAGGCGGAACTGTACAACAGGTTACCCCGCCCCTGTCTGATCCCGAAGCAGATCCAGATCCTGACACATTTCAAGATGATGACGATGACGCCCCATCTGACAAATTCAAAAAAGCGAAACCCGGCGACGTACAAAACAAGATTCAATCCATTAAAGCAAAATTACATGCCCAAAATGCCTTGTTAAACGAAGCCCAAGCCGCCCTTAAAGTAGCAAACAACCGCCTCAGCAAAACCCGCGAAGAAGTAAAAAACGAGATCCGTTCCAACTTCACCCCCGAAGGTTCCAAACGCAGCAACAAAGCTAAAACCGAACAAACACCCTTCTTCGCCCCCACCAGCACTCTGGCAAAAAACGCAGTTAAAAAAGCAATTTCTAAATAATCGAGAGCGGGTGCACAGTGCGGAGAGCGAGGCTAATCATAATCAATATCAAAGTCCCGCTCTCGCCACTTCGCTCTCGCTCCTCACCAAAAACCAATTTAAAATAAATGGCTCAATTTACATTTACAAACAACACCTATGCCGGCGAAGAGCTGGCCGGGTTTATGGCCAGCACACTGCTGGAAGCCGACTCGGTAAAACGAGGTCTGCTAACAGTTATCAACGACGTAAAATCGCGCAAGGTAATACTTGATGTGGACGACGATGTAGTGCTGCAAGATCCATCAGGCATTTTTGCCGATCAGGGCACAACCGCCCTTCAAAACGAAAGCTACCTGGACCCGGTAGTTTACGAATTCATGAAACAGGAACAATGGGACAAGCTCGTACAATCATGGGAAGCCCAAAGCCTGCAACCCGGTGCCTTTATGGATTATGAAGGCGTAGTCGACCTGTCCGACTTTATGGTTCAACGCTATCTAACCAAAATACAAATAGCCAATGAGCGCTTGTACTGGTTGGGCAAATCAGCTACCAAAGAGGCAGCATTTACCGCAGGCTTCACAGGTTTATTACCATCTATCTCAGCAGCATCAGGCGTTTACAAAGTAGGTTTAGGTAAACCGGCAACCTCAACAGAAGCCAGTGCAATTGATGCAACAGGCTTAGTAACCATAGCCGATACATCTACCCTATCTGACGGTGATGTAGTAACCATTACCAATGTTACCGGTACCAGTAAAGACACCACTAACGGCACACCCGGCATCAGCTTACAAGGTCAATCCTATTTCATCCAGATTGCAAGTGCAACAAGTTTTAAACTGGTACGTAATTACAACGAGATCAATACCCGTAAAGCGGCAACCTTCACTGGTACATCAACAGATGCGACAGTAAGCTACATCAATGCAAGCAACGTGTTATCAGTTTTATCAAGTGTATATTCTCAGCTTGACCCGGCCGACCGTAGTCAGGACGATTTCAATCTGCAAATCCCTTTACACGTAGGATATGCTTATGCTCAAGCGCAAGCAAACAAAGCGGTTAACGTATTAAATGCTTTCACCGATAGCAAACAAATGGATTACTTAGGTATGCCCTTGCAATTGATGAATCACTGGCAGGCAAATACCATCCTGGGAGCCCGTGCATCAAACCTGTTCTTAGGTGTCGATCTTTTGGGCGATGAATCTGAACTATCAACAGTTTACATGAAGCCCTACACTAACGACAACGTAGTCCGCATGAAGGCCCGCATGAAAGCCGCCGTAAACTTCAAATTCGCTAACGAAATATTCTACCTGTCAGCATAACTGTAGTGAGTGGTTGAATAAGTTGATTGAGTGAATAGTTAATATTCGCAATCAAAAAACAACCACTCACCTAATCAACAATTCAACTTAATCAACTAACATGTCAATTTACAATAAAATAAACGCAGGTTTCGCTTTAGGAACCGATGAACCCGTAACCGCGGGTATAGAGGATCTGATCTACGTCTTTAACCAGGATGATTTCACCCTTACTTTTGATACCACCAATCCATTGATCGTTACCGGACTTACAGCCGTAAACGCAGCTAAAGTTTACAAATTCGAGGGAACAAATAACAGTTTTAACACCACATCAAAACTGGCAAAAACATCTGTCGGCCCACGTTATACTGAGGAAATAGACTTCAATGTGGCTGGCTTCTCTATCGACGTCAAAACACAACTTCAAGCAATGGGCTATGGTCGTGTATGTGCTATCTCGGTAAACAACTATAACTCCAGCGACACGGCGATCGAACTATTCGGCGCAGTAAACGGCTTAATCCTAACCGATGCCGAACGTAGCGCAGCCGACGAAACTATGGATGGCGGGTACAAATTAAAATTAACCAACCCCGATAAATTAAGGGAACCATATCCACCACGTGCAGTATCTATCGCACCAACAAGTGGTACAGCAACATTCGCCAGCACAATCGCGGCACTGGAAGCATTGGTAGTAACTTCTTAGTCGGCAGTCATTGGTCATTAGTCATCAATATGGCTAATGACCTACCTAAAAAACATAAACAAATGACCTAATGACTAATGACACAATGACCAACGTAAAAAAGAAATACATATTAAAACCCGGCAAACACCAGTTCGTACCAGGTTCATCAGCAACACATCATAATGATAACCTAAGCGATGCTGAAGCTGAGTGGTATATAGAAAAGTATCCGCATATCAAAGATCTCTTCGAAATCAACTCAGCAGATAAATTGAGAACCGTACCGACAATAAATGAAGCTGTAGAATCCCCGGAACAATCGGTGCAATCACAAAATAAATCAGAGCAATCAAATCCAAATGAAGACCTACCTACCACAAATTGAACGCCGCATATTAGTAAGGCCCAACCAAACCTTCGGCATACTCAATTACGATATGGATAACGCTTATCCCCAACGTATGCTGGAATTGGTAGCTGGCTCACCAACGGCAAAAGATTGCTGGAACAAGCGTACCAAATTTATCGCCGGTAACGGTTTTGAACAACCAGATTTAGGCAAAAAGGTTATTAACGTAAACGGACTAACACTTGCCAAGCTATTAAAAGCCATTGCTACCGATAAATCACTGTTCACTGGCTTCGGTATCCACATAAATTATAATGCGAATTTTAAAATAGCGTCTGTAAACTATATTAAGTTCGAGGATATCCGAATGGGCGATACAGATTGCCCGGATACCACGGGCAAGTTTGCCATCTACTCCGATTGGGGCCGCAAAACCTGGAAAAATATCATGCGCAACAAGATCACTTTTCTTGATGCTTATGATCCAAACCCTGAAGTTATCAAACAGCAGGTAATAGATGCCAGCGGCTGGGGAAATTACAAGGGCCAATTGCTTTACTGCAACCCCGAAATAAATGATTACCCGCTAATAGAAGCCGATAGTGTTTGGGAAGATTTTGAGACTGAAGCAGGTATTAAAATTTTCAATAATCGAGAGGTT